TCCAACACAAGAATACATGCGTGACATACTTAAACCAGAAGGCTTTGATGAGCCTAAAATAGCAGCTGGCAAGAGCATTAGAGAAATGTTTGAGATAGAGTTTCAGCGTGCTAGAAGAAAAGGCGATAAAGTTTTTGAGTTTATGGGCAAACCTTACAACACAAAAACCAAAGAAGAGGTTGAAGGTTTTGCAACAGGAGATGCTGTTGGTCTATTGCCTGGTGGTGGCATACCATCTATGATAATTAACACTCCTGATATTACTATGCCATCTAGTCTTCCAGACAAAGCTACTAATATATTTGACGATGATTTTAAAATAAAACCTTTAGAAATAAAATACGATTCAGATAATTCTTATGATGCTAGTAAATCTGCATATGATAATTACATGGACTCAACTAGAACAGTAGAAGATGATGCTCGTGATGACTTAGAAAAAAGCGTTAATCAAATTAAAAAAGAAAATCAAATTAAAAAAGAAAAAAGAGCAGAGAAAATGAAAGTTATGGGAGAAATGTTAGAGATGGTCGGAGCTTCAAATGATTTTTCTCAATTAGTTCCTCAACAGATGATCAAAAGCTCTCCTATAAACATACCTCAAATACAAAGATTTCAAAGCGGAGGCATAGCAAATTTTCAATACGGTGGCCCTGCTGGTGGATTTAACATAGATCAAGATTACATTAGAGATTATTACGAAAATGTTTTAGGCATAAATATTGGTGATCTTGGTGAAGAAGGTAGCGAAGAGGATAGCGAAGAAGCTATGGCTGCAGCACTTGCAAGAGCGTATGGCGCTCCATCAGATGGTATAGGAGCTTATTCTAGAGCAATGGGTTATAGCGATACAACACCTGGCGCTACCATTAGTATTGATGCTAAAGATACAACACCAGATGTTTATAAATTTTATCCAAGTGAAGTATCTAAAATTTATGCACAAGCTAAAGGCGTTCCTTTCTCTCCATTGGTAGCACCTCCGAGGGAAGCTACCTACATAGATGATTTACAACCTAGACGTATAGCCAGTCAGCTATATGCTAAAGATGGTGCTTATGTTCAAGCCTATGCAGATGGCACAGGCGAGATGGGCGTTGAAGACTTCCCAGAAAGAGACGAATTAGTAACAGGTCCCGGTGGTGAAAGAGGCGATAAGATACCAGCCATGCTAAGTGATGGTGAGTTTGTAACTAACTCAGCAGCTGTTAGAGGCATGGGTATTGCAGCAGGCGCTAATCCTAACGATGAATACGAACAAAGATTATTTGGCGCTCGTGAAATGTACAAGATGCAAAAGTATGGAGAACAAATAGCCAAACAACTTGTATGAATCTAACCTTAGAAAAGGTAGAACCCATATCAGAAAATGGCAAGATTATTGCTGATTTTCTATCAGCACATTTTTGGACAGAACATTCTCTGTCAGGCAAAGAATCTCCACCAATTGAGTGGGGCAGAGCATCCTCACATATAAATCATTTCTTGTTTAATGGGATTGTGTATAATGTAATGGATGGTGATACAATCATTGGAAGTATTGCTGCAGGTCCCGATGATTATTGGTGGTCAGCAGAACAATACATTGGCGATGGTTGGTTTTACGTCTTACCTGAATACAGGAACTTAAAAGACCAAACACCGCCGTCACATCTTTTAATAGATGCAGTAATAGAATATGCTAAAGAGCAAGACAAGCCTTTGATTCTTGGCATTTTTAACCTAGAGGGTGTAGAAAGAGCTAAGAAACTTTTTGATAAGAAAGGCTTTCACCAGATAGGCGGTATGTATTATAGGAAATAAATAGAAGATGTGTCTCAGTAAAACAAAACAAGGTCCAGAAGCAGAGGTTATAACAACACCACAAACAGGTTATAGTTTTGTTTCTCCTTACATGGAGGACTACTCGCGTAGATTATTAGGATCTTACTTCGGCTCACCCGGTGAGTACGAAGGCATCATATCAAGACCTAGAGACATTCCAATTGAGCAAACTGCTGGGTTAACTCCTCTGCAAATACAAGCTCGTCAACAAGCTGGAAGACTTGGTGAATATCAACCTTACTTAACCGAAGCAGGCAGACTATTTGGTAGACAAGAGAGAGCATTGGAAGATGCTTTTAGTTACCTGCCGGGTGCTAAATCTGCTGTTGAAGAAGGCATGGGCTTTCAAAGAGAAGGCTCTGCTCTAGTAAAAGACGCTGGAAGATTTTCAGACAAAGCAGAAAGAATGATAGGAATAGGTGCAGACACAGTTGCTGGTGGGCTTGGTGCATTACAAAGATCAGAGCAAAGCGCTATGGGCGCAACAGGAATGTACGACCCATCAATGGCTCAAAGTTTTTATAACCCATACGAAGATCAGGTTGTTCAACAAACATTACAAGACATCAATCGACAATCCGCACAAGCAGACATAGGTCTTAGAGATCAAGCTGTATCAGCTGGCGCATTTGGTGGATCCCGTGGCCGCATATCCCAAGAGGAACTTGCCCGACAAACAGGACGCGGTGCAGCTGAAGCAGTTTCTGGAATCAGAAGTGCTGGCTTTGGTCAAGCTCAGAATCAAGCGCAACAAGCTTTTGAACAGCAGCGTGGTGCTCAACAAGGACTTGCATCATTGCAAGCAGGCTTAGGTGGGCAACAAGCATCTATTGGTGGACAACAAGCAGGGCTAGGAGGCCAAATGGCTGGACTAGGACAGCAACAAGTTCAAAGAGGCCAGGCGATAGGTGGTTTTGGCTCTAACATTATGCAAGGTGGACAACAATTAGGTGGCTTGGGTCAATTAAGCGCAGGGCTTGGTGGACAGTTTGGACAAATTGGCAGTGGGCTAGCAGGACTAGGCCAACAATCACAACAGCAATTAGGTACACAAATTAATACAATGAATCAACTTGGTCAGCAAGGCCAGGCTACTCAACAAGCAGCTCTATCAAGACAGTATGCTGGAGCGCAACAGCTTGCTGCAGAGCCAATGCAAAGATTACAAGCTGGTCAAGCATTTCTTGCAGGGTCTCCAATGGGAGGTATCTCTGGAGGCACTGGCACAAGCGCATATCAGCGTGGTGCATATCAGCAACCAACAGCATTAGGACAAGCAGTCGGAGCAGCCGGAACTATCATGACTGGATTAGGTGCTATGGGTTACTCAGATATAGACTTAAAAACTAACATTAAAAAAGTTGGTGAATTAGAACCTAATATTGGTTGGTACACATGGGATTGGAACGACAAAGGTAAGTCTATTGGCGCTGATTCTGAACCAGCAGAGGGTGTATTGGCTCAAGAAGTATTAGAGGTTAAACCAGATGCAGTTATAGTTAAAGATGGCTACTACGCTGTAAATTACAGCAAGGTGATGTAATGCCGGGAATAATGTCAGGCCTTGAGCCAGTAAGATTAAAAGACGGTGGCTTCCCGGATCTAACAGGCGATGGCAAAGTAACTCGCGCTGATATACTTAAAGGCCGCGGTGTACCTGGTCTAGCAAACGGTGGAGACCCTAGGTTTATGAGCCGAGAAGGTTTCTTTAGCATGAGAGATGACCCTGAAAGACTTAACGCACGAGATATTACTGATCTTATCTTTGATCCAAACGATCCATTAGATTATGCAGCAGCTGGCATGGCAGCCACAGGCGTTGGATTACCAGCTGCTGCAGCCATGAAGACAGCGAACACTGGAAGAAAAGTTCTTGGTGGCATTGGGGCAACACTTGCTGCTACACCTCTTGTTAGGGAAGGCATAGAGTTTATGCAAAGTCCAGTTGAATACACTAAAGGAATTTTAGATCTTGTAACATCAGCACCAGAAGCAGCTGGTTCAATGGGCGAAATAGCGCAAGCGTTAAAAGAAGATCCAAAAGGAACAGCTTCTATTATTTATGAAACTGTTTCTGAAACATCTGGCTATCCTGTTGAAAGAGCAGACGGTGGTATTATGGGAATGGTAGATGGTGGCATACTACCAACCAGCGCAAAGACTCCGGGCGGTAAAAAGAAAAAAGCTGTTATGACTGTTATGGATATGATGGATGAGATAGCAGAAAAACTTCCTACAAAACCTAAAGCTAAACCTAAACCTAAAGCTAAACCTAAGATTGCACCAAAATTAAAAAATGAATTTAAAGATGATCCTGTTGCAACAGCTAGAAATGCAGCGGCTCAAAGAAAAGCTGCAAGAGAAGTGGCAGAACCAGAGCCAGTTCAAGGCCAAGGAGCTAATGTTAATAAAGCAGCAAGTGATGCTTTTGAAGGCAGCGCTGGTGCGGCTGGACCTGGAAGATCTATTTTTCAGCAAATGAAAGATAGACCCATAGCTGGATTTGGTATTAGGAATCCTGGCAAGACATTCATAGCTGGTGGTGTAACAGCAGCGGTTCTTCCTGTTGCAGATGATGAGCCAACAATAACAGATCAACCAAGCGCAACTGGTGATGGGGTAGGTGGCATAGGAAGTCCACCTCCACTAATAAATGATGGAGTTACAATTACAGCAGGCGGTAGTGTTAATACTAACCCTGGTGTTATTAACAATCCAGCATACGATCCCGGGAACGATAACTCATTGGCTTACTATGTAAGAGAAGAATTAAAGGGCAAAGGATTTCAGGTTGATGAAGCAGGTGAGTTTGTGACCAAGCCTAAATTTTTTGATTACATTAAAGCATTACCTTCTGGATACACAGAAAAAGTTTCTAATGATCAAGACTTTGCTAAGAAAATGATGGCAGGTTTTTTAAACATGATGAGGCCTGTTGAGGGTTATGTTCCTATTAATCCGGTGGTTGCATTTGGTGATGCATACTTTGGTGAAGAAACAAGACAAGCTGACATGTTATCTGCTGAAGCTAAAACTTTGCAGTTTTTAAAAAGAAATCCTAGATATCAAGGGTTGTATAAAAAAATTAAAGCTGCGGAAGCTGGTTATAACCTTGGTGAAATTGATGCTGAACAAATTAAAGAATCTTTTGAATTACTTAAAGGATCTTTAATGTCAGGTACATATACTTCTGATCAGTATGATGATCTTGATGTTTATTATGGAAACACTAAAATAACACCAAGAGAGCTTGGCTCTTTATTAGATATGGGTGTAAAACTTTTAGGAGATCCAAACTTTAGATTGCAAATAAGAACTGCCCAACAACCGTGACCTTATGCCATACATTAATTTTCCAGATGGCACTTCAAAATACATACCAGACCAAGAGCCAACCACTATAGAAAAAGCTAAGGCTGAACACGAAACTGAAATTAAATCTTTAAAAAAAGGTAAGGCTAATGTTCTAGGGGATGTTGGTAGACAAACTGTTGCTGGTGTTCAACAAGCAGTAAGAGGGGTAGCTGAAACAGGAGCTTCTGTTTATGATCTTTTTACTGACGAAGATTTAACTAAAGATGTTGGCGAATACTTTGACAAGATTGCTGTTGGTGAAGCTGAAACTACTCAAGGACAAATAACTAGATACTTAGTTCAATTTGGTTTGCCCGGCTTTGGCGTTGCAGGAGTTCTGAATAGATTTGGCAAGATGAATAAAATTACATCAGCCATAGGCGGCGGTATTGCTGATGGTGCAGTTGCAACAGATGATGTTGAAACTTTAAAAGATACTTTTATAGACAAGCAATCTGAATCAGATCAAGCAAGACTAGCAAGACTTAATGGTGCAGAAGCAGCTTCAGAAAGATTAAAAGAAAAGTTAGAGGTTGCAGTCGAAGGTGCTGGGTTTATATTGGGATTACCATTAGCATTAAAAGGAACTAAAGAAGTTATTTATGGAGCAACAGATTTTTTAGCTCCAGTTGGTTCGGTAGTTGCTAAAGGATTAACTTCTGCTAAGGGTGGTCTTAAACCAAATGAGCTACAAAAGACAGCCTTTGATGCAAACCAAAGCACGTTACAAAAATGGTTTACTTTTGCAGGGGATAAGCCTGATCAATTAGTAGCACAAACTATGGCGGCCAAGACATCTCAAGTAAAAGCTATGCAAGATCAAGTTGATACTGCGTTTGATCAAGTCATGAAAACAACTGAGAGAAGTGTAGACAGCGGAAGATTAAATCAAACTAATGCTCTTGCTTTATCTAGAAATATAGAAGACTTTATGTTTCCAAGAATAAGAGTGGATTACCAATCTCCTAGTTTATCTCGATCAGATAAAATAAAAAAAGCTAGAGCCATTCAAAAAGCTGCTGAACAAAACATACTAGACTTAGAGAAACAATACATAGACTACCAAGGCTTAGGCTTAGGAGAAGGATTAAAAATATCTACGTTGCTAAAAAACAATAGAGATATTTTTGATACTTATTCTAATCAAGTTTTAAATTACAGTGATGAAGGCGCTGATGGTTTTATGCATTTGTTTATACCAGATGAATTAAAAAATATTATTGCAGAAAATGCTGGGCTTTATGGAACAAGAGTGTATAGATCTATTCTTGATAAAGGTTTTAAAGTACAGCCTGAGTTTCAAAATAAAGCTATTAAAGAAATACAAGATACTTTTTCTGTCGATGAGCAAACAGCAAGAAGAGAATTCTTTGAGCTACTAAACCCTGGCCCAAAAAACAAAAATGGTTTTGATTTTGAAACCAATGACATGTTAATGGAAGGCTTGCAGAGAGAGAAAGGAATTCTTAAAGGTAGGCAACTAGACAACTTGCCACAAGTAAGAAGGGCTTTAGGTGAAACAGCTGGATACTTGCAAACAGATTGGAAGAGTGCTCTTGCTAACACCAAGCTTACAGCAAATGTAACCTCACAAAAACTTTCAGGTCTCATAGGTAAGACAGAAATGTTTAAGCAGATCAAACAACTTGATGAGCTCTCACCACAAACAGGTGGCGTTAAATTTTTAAAACCAAAAGAGTTTGGTATTAATCCTGAAACTGGAAAAGCTCAAAAAGAATTAAGAGACTTTGATGCTCAAGGAAATGCAATAGTATTCAAACAATTTGACGAGGATGCTGGCGCACTAGCTGGATCTTATGCACGGGCAGATATCTTTGATTCTTTAATGGGCGCAACTTCTGACATGAAAGCTCAATGGCCTGTTCTTGGCAAACTATACACTGGCATGTTAGCTGTTAAAGCTGGATCACAGTATGGTAAAACAGTTTTATCTCCCGGAGCACAAGTAAGAAACTTTACAAGTATTCCATTCTTCTCATTGCTTAATGGAAATCTTGGAAGCACTGGAAGATTTGTTGATTCTGTGCAGACAAGTTTTGCTGGACTAATGGATCCTAAAGGAAAAATTTTAAGAAAAGATAAGATCGCTGAACTTATGGAAGAAGGCATCATGCAAAAAGGTGGCGCTCAACTTGGAGAAACTTTAGAGATTGCAAAACTTGCAGCTGAGAGAAGTGGATTAGTTTCTGGTATAGGAAAAGCTGTGGATAAATCAGGCATTAGATTTTTTGAAAAAGCATATGGTATGACTGATGATGCTGGTCGTGTATTTAATTACATGAGCGAAAAAGAAAGGATGCTTCAAGCTTTATCAAAAGCTCCTGAGTCAGCAGTACCAATAGAGTCAGCAAAAAATATAACAAGATTTTCTGATTTAATTGAAGGATCAAAAGGCGGTGCAGTTATAAAGCCTCAAGACATTCTTAGCAAATATGGCCAAGAAGGATTGGAACAATTTGCTAGATCAGAGGCTGGAGAGATTACTTTAAACACCGTACAAAACTATCAAAGGATTGTGCCATTTGTTTCAGAAGTTATTAGAAGATCTCCATTTGGTAACTTTGTTGCATTCCCATCTGAAATTATAAGAAACACCACCAATGCTGTGAGCAGAGGCATAAAAGAATTAGCCAGTGATAATCCAGAGCTACAAAAAATTGGCATGAGAAGATTGACTGGAGCTGTAACAACTACTGCAGCGTTGCCAACAGCATTAACTAGTCTAGGCATGGCATTGACTGGAGTGACCAAAGAAAAGATAGAAGCCTATCAAAGAACTGGAGCAACTCCATGGGATAGAACAGCAACGCTTATACCTATTGCTTCTGACAAAGATGGTAACCCAACACAGTTCTTTAACTTTAGCTATATGAATCCTTATGACTATTTAAAAAGACCTATTAACAGAGTCTTTCAAGAAGTTGCTAGTGGTAACAGAGATGAAGAATCATTAGAAAAAATATTGCTTGATTCTTCTATGGGTATATTTGGCGAGATGGGACAAAGTTTTGTTGAACCAGCTTTTGCTGCTCAAGCTGTGCTTGATGGAATTAATGGAACAACATCAACAGGTAAAAAAATATGGGGTGCCTCAGATAGCACTGGAGATAAAGTTGCAAAAGGTTTTTATAATTTTATAGACACAGCACTACCAACAATTACTCCTTACAGAATACAACCAGATCTTACAACTAAAAAACCTGTTGGGATTTCTGCCCCGGGATTTGATCTTAAGAATTTTCCAAAGGCTGTGTTTGGCAGCACTGATAAGAAAGGCGATGATCAAAAAATATTAGACCGAATGGGCAATGAAATTGATGTTGCTGAAACAATGGTGCAAGCATTCACTGGATTTAAAGTTGTTAAGCCTCAGCTAGAAAGAACTGTAAGGTATAGAGGTTTTGAAGCCAATGATGCAATTAGAGATGCTACCAATCAATTTAATAGATTACTTAGAACCAATGATAGAAAGACGGCAGAAGAATTTTTACAGGGATACATTAATCAAAACGAAAATAGATATACAGTATTAAGAGATTTATATACCACCATAGAAGATGCTAGAACTTTAGGATTAACTGATAGGCAAATAGAAAAACAATTAAAAGATGCCAAGGTTGCTAACTATAAAGATGTTATGAGAGGAATCTTTAGACCAATAGATGTTAGTAGAGACCTAGTAGAAGCTTCAAGGGTTGGTGAAATAGGAGTTCCTCAACCTATTAGCAAAGGAATGTTTGACTTATCTAAACAAGAGTTAACTCAAGGCTTAACTGGCCAATACTTAACACCAGACGTTAAAGCTCAAAGAGCGTCTCAAGTTTTAAGAGAAGAAGAGGAACAAAAAATACTAGGCACACCCTAGAATATATCAACCACTAGCTCACACCTTGGATCGTCTTTGTCCACACCACCAAACTTATAGACCACTTCCTTTACTTGCTTGAAGTCATCGTCTTGTATGATCCCGGCTTTCACCAAAGCATCACAAGCAAACTTATCTATGACCGAACATGGATTGCTTATGTCAAGTCTCCTGTTGCTCCTAGCATAGTAGGTGTATGTCAATCTAACTGGCTGATTAAACTTAGGTAAGTCTTGTATCCTTTCTACAAGATCTTCTGAGTACATCCTCTTCGCCATAGATAAAACTCTATAGTGTGCGTTTCTGTAGTTGTTAAGATTTAAAATAAATTTTTTTTTCTTTGAATAGTAAATATCCAAAGGTAATTTTATTTCCATTAAGTTGATGGCCTGGTTTCAACCCAAGGTCTAATCTCTTTAATAGATGCACCATTAAATAACTTCTTAACTTTCTCGCAAGTCTCTAAGATATCTTCTGGAAACCCACTGTTCACAACTTCAATTAATTCTTTGCTGGAAAAAAAGTTTTCGCCCGGCGTATTAAAGTTCTCAGCCACGTTAACAAATCTAATCTTGTCCTTTTCATATAAGACCATGTCATCATCTTTCTCTATAGCATGGGCTGGTATCAACTCAGGTATGAAGTTATGCCTTGAACAACCTTTAGCTTGTCTGTCTTCGCTAATCTTTCTATCGTGCTGGGTGCAATGCCAATGTGCATTTCCCTTCTCAATATCAACCTTAGCGAATCGACAAGATCTACAATGAATTTCTGGCATCAAACCTCTGCCTAGATAACAAGCTTGTTGGCCAGGGGTCATGTAGCTTTTGATTCTGTAGTCTGTCTCTGGTATGTAGTTATCTGGCGGTGTCTCTGCTAACAAAATATTTTTTGCTTTTTCTATCAAAGAATCAAAAGCACTACTATCATACTGAATGATTTCAGTATATAAGTCTGAGTTATTTTTGTTATAAACAATTGCAATGCACTGAGTAAACTTAAACAAGCCCATGTATAAATGTAACTGAGCAGCATATTCTTCTGACCACTCACAATAACTACCAAGCTTTAATAGGTTTTTAAAGCGATTGTCGTTGGCTGTCTTGAACTCTAACAAAAATGGATCTTTGGTATCAATGCCCGGAAAGTTTTGCCCTACGCCATCGATGTGTCCTTTGACGTGGCCTCCTAGTGCCTCTGTCTCAAATTGCTTTCCATTAGAAGCAAGATCAAATATCTGAGCACCGGGAATCTTTCTAAGTTTCTTGATTAGATCATCCTCAACCACGTTGCCTAAGTCTAATAACCTTAGAACCCTGGCCTCCATGTCATCTGGCATAAGCCAGCGCCAACGCATCCATAACAATCGTTGATTTGAATTACCTATCTGACTCATGCCTAAATAAAATCTTTGACGCTTCTTTTGTTGCAGTTCAACATCGTCTAGCAAATGGTTAATATCTTTCATAGTGTTATGTCCTCATTTTGTTTTGTCTTAATGCCAACCACGTTCTCGTATTTTCCCTGCTTTTGCACGATGATCTCAGAGATTGTATCAAACGCACCGCTGTTAATTAATTCAGCAGCCATCCATGGTTGACTTGGTGATCCCCACTTGGTAGTAATCTTTTTCCATTTACGCACAGCCATGCTGTGTGCAGTTGGATGCCCAAACATCAATGGCATTTTCTTAGGAAAGAACTCATCTTTAACTGTAAAGGTTACTTGACAGTATTCACTTCCATTTTTAGATTTAACCACAGACGCAAAGATGTCCGTGATGGGCTTGGCTTTAGGAGGAGATGCTTTCCTTTCATCTGATAAGACAGCTTGCTTCTCGGCCTTCGTGCGCCTTGCTACATCCCTTTCTTTCTTGGTCCATAAAGTTTTGGATTGAGTCGATTCAAATACTTGTCCACACTCAATGCATTCTTTAGCAGAAGGTGAGTTGATTGCATTACAGCTTGCACAAATCTTAGGCTTGTATCTTCCGGGAAGACTTTCGCCAGGTTCTACCTCATCTAAACAGCCATGTCGAGCTACGTTCTCACCGTAGTCAAGCAACAAGCAATTGTTTTTATCTTCATGCAATCTCATGCCTCGACCACACATTTGCACATAGAGTCCAACGCTTTGTGTTGGCCTTAGCAATGCTATACAATCTGTTCTCGGAGCGTCCCAGCCTTCAGTTAGGACGCCAACATTACATAGGGCGTGGACTTTACCGGATTCAAAGTCTGAAAGTATCTCATCTCTTTCTGAGCTGGGCGTTTCACCCGTAACTAATGCAGCATTAATTCCATGTTGCTGCAGATACTGGGTCATCTTGTTGGCGTGAAGTACAGACACACAGAAAAACACTGTGGCAGTTCTGCCTTTGGTGTATGCATTGTCAATCCAATCACTAATTACTTCGATGATGGTTTCATCTACCATGGCTATGTCTTCTAATTCTTTTTCCCGGAAGTCTCCGCCTTTAAACTTTAAGCTAACCTTGCCAGCATCAATGATGGCGTTCTCATTAACTGCAAAAGCAGACAGCCTAGACAAGTAACCTTCTTGAATTAACTCCGGGATAGATACGCTGTAGGCTAATCCTTTAAAGAAATGATCCTTGCGATTGCCATAGATGTAACCCTGGCCCATGCGATAAGGCGTGGCAGTACAACCCATAACCTTCATGGGCTGACGCTCTGATAAGGTGTCAATGATCTTCTTGTATCGAGTCATAGAGCTAGGCGCCACGTTGTGTGCCTCGTCTATGATCATGTAATCAAACTTGCCAACCTTCTCTAATCTTTTGGGCGATGCTATGGTATCGCGACTAGCGACTAGGATCTGTGCATCGTGTTCGAATCGCTTCATCCCGGCTGCAAGTACACCGACTGGTGCCTCGGCCCAAACAGATTTAAGTTTGCTCTCAGCTTGAGAGACCAACTCTTTCCTATGAGCCATGATAAGAACTCTCGCATGAGGATTCTTATCAAAAACTTCTTTAATAAAGTGTGAAAATATAATGGTCTTACCAGCCGCTGTTGGCAGGCAGATCAATGCTGGCTCATTCACTGGCTTGGTATCAAACCAATGGTGAAGAGCGTCTATTGCATCGCGTTGGTAGTATCTTAGTTTCAATGAATGGTTGCCTTTTGATCACTGGGTTGTGTCAAAAGCTGTATCAACTCTTCTTTCTCGTAATTATCTAGGTTGTCCATTACTATAGTGGATAGTAATTGCATAGCATCACTTGGTGTGTGTGAAAATTTAAATGCTAGCTCAACAGAAAATCTTACAAGAGTAACTACAGCTGCTCTGGTATCTAAGTCTTGTCTAGACCAATCGTCTATGAATATTTGCATGTCTTCCATGACTTTGTCACGGGTTGGTTTATCCAAAAATTCTAATGAATTGTCTATGTCTTTCATTTCTTGTATCCACGTTTAATAAAGTTAGTTTAGCATCTTTTACTTTTTGATCTGTATCGTTTGGCAAACTATCAAAGTTTTTATCGAGTGAATCTAATAAAGACTCCATTACATTAACGAGAGCTTTGGCCTCTCTGGTATTTATCGTCATATCTTTTCTCCAAAAAAGATGGGAATATTATTCCCAGTTTAGTTATAATAAAAAGGCGAGGAGTAACCAAAGCAAAGTCCAGGTCATTCATAGCTTTAGTTACTCGCTCGGTCATCCCATCAACAGAACCACTCTCTCCTTTTAATAGGTCGACCTGTTGCAGTTCTGTGATGGAAATCAATTACTTATCCCAGTCAAAAGGATCTTCTTCTTTCGAAGCAGCACTAGGTGCTGAAGCCGGGGAAGGAGAAGACACTGCAGACGAACCGCCAGCTAAAAACTTAGCGATCACATTCTTGTCTTCCCACTTCGTACCGTCACCCTTATCTCTGCCTTCTTCCACTCGGAGGTTGGCATTAAAAGGGACATTCATCATGCTTTCAAGATCCTCCAAACCAAAAGCTTCCATATCAGGATCTAAGCCCATGGCTTTTCTCCAGTTACGAAGCTTTCCTTTAGAGACATTTAGTCCGTTGCCTTCAAGCATAAAGTTTTCCCAAACCTTTCTACCTGAATACTTCGGTCCCACAACTTCATAAGTTACACTCAGCATCTTATGGTTTGTGGCTTTACTATTTTTACTTTCCCATGACGCTGCTATCATTTCATAGTCACCAGCTGGCATAGGCCCAATTGAACCGCTGTCTTCCTCGACATCAGTTAAGTTTAGATTAAATAAATCATCCGACATTTTCTTTCTCCTTCATTTTAGATTTTAAAGACTCTTTGAAAGCAGTTATGAATGCATTCCAGTCAAGATCTAATGGGGCATTCCCCAGGTCAACTCGACTTTTCGCATCAAAAGCTGCGTTATATTTATGAAACAACTTTCGCTTGCCATATGACACAGCTCTGGTTGCTTCCTTAAACCCCTGTCCACTAGTACGAGTTGATACCTCGTAGTTTGCAAACAAGTTAAAGTCTACCCATTCCCGGATCATCGATGATACCTTCTTGTGCAGACTCATTTCCCAACGATCATAGGGCTCACGCTCTGGATCATTGAAAGTTCTGATCGCTACATGGGAGAGCAAGATCACATTGATCTTTTTCTCTAGTAACAAATCAAACATTTTAAGAATCCGTCTGTATAACTCAGCGGACTCTGTGTAACCTTTACCAAAACCTAATGCCTCAATAGACTTGACTGAATGCATGTCGCAAACTTTTTGTTGCACAAGCTTCTCAGCCCAGTCAGTGGTATCAAACACCACAGTTTTGTAATCATGTTTCTCTTCATAGAGAGTTTGTAATTGTTTAACAATGTCATCGTATGACTTGCATAATGGGAAAGACGATACATCTAAAAAGTTAGTACCCTCTTCTGTCTTGATGTACACAGGCCGGGGTGCATTAGATGCGAAGGTAGTCTTACCTATCCCATCGGTTCCTGCTACATTGATTTTAATTGCTGGCACTTTAATACCTGTTTCTACAGTATCCAATAGACTCACCTTGCTCTCCTATCATGCTCATTAACGTTGTGGCTTTCCATAGAGCCAACATGTTCTTCCCATATATCTGACAATGAACTTGGCAAATACATGCTGTTGATGTCTTTCATTTTGCTGCAGAACTGCTCAAAGCTACTGCAAGTACTAATAACAAATTCTGAATCAGACTGAACGTCTATTAAAAAATCTCCTAATCTACTCATCACTTACTCCTTTTAATGGATCAATCAAAGCTATGTATGGCCTTTCATTAATCTTAGTTGTTAATCCTTTCTCTATGTATTCCCAGGCCTTTGGATCTTCAGCTTGAATCCTCTTGGTCGCACTAGAGTCCTCAGTGAATTCTTTTTTGAATGGGAAATTTTGTAGTTCTTTTGATAGATCATTAAGGTAATCTTGATCCCAAGACTTGGTGATCTTATATTGGATCCTTAGATCTTTAGGTATCAACCCATTGAGTGGAACTCTTTTAGATCCACCAGAGTTAGATAATGTTTTGGCTACCTCTCTAACTTCAGGAGTATTGGCAATGGCCTCATCTAAAGTTTTTGATTCTTCGCGCAGTTTTGATTGTTCAGATAGATTGACTTTCTTTAGTCTTAATAATTCGACCAAGCCAAAGCTATCATAATTAGTTTTATCTTCCATAAGTTTGTCTCCATAACAAATACAAATACCATATTAATGATATTAAATTCTTTGTCAACAAATTTCTTTACTTTTTGTATCACCTCACTTATCATTGACTTCGATGTGCTTCGGTTCGTGTTGTTTCCCCTGACAATACGTCCTCCTTTTTTTTAAAGAAGCACATCACCTAACACAAGGAGAGAGATGGAATTAAAAGATTACATAGAAAAGAGAGGAGAGGAAAGTCTTGCCAAGGAACTTAAAGTTTCTGTGTCAACAGTTAGATCCTGGAGATACAGCACAAGACAACCATCGGTTAACCAAGCTAAGAAATTAATTAAGATGACCGGGCATGCGCTCGATTGGGAAAATATTTATGGTGCTATAGAAGAAGGGGAATAGTTTTGGATTTAAATTTAAATAAAAAAGGGGAAGAGATTGTTGGCAATCCACGCAAGGAGATGCTTCTTTCTTTTTACGAGAACAACTTTCATCTGATCCCATGTGGATCTAAGACAGATGACATTCCAGATTACTTTAAGAAGAGACACTCTAATGAAGAGGACAGTGTCTTGGTTAAGCGCTGGGCAAAGACACCAAGAGTTAAGTGGGCAGACTACATTCACAAGCAACCTCACTTAAAAGAAATCAAGCAATGGTACCTACAGTTTCCGAACTGTAATTGGGCAGCTGTCACAGGCATTAACTTTGTGGTGCTCGATGCAGACACACAAGAAGCAGCAGACTTCTGTGAGTCAGGACAGATCACAAGAACAACACTGAAACAGAAAACACCTAGGGGTGGCTATCATTATTTCTATGCAATCAATCCTGAGCTAAAGATTAGAAACACAACAGGCCGGCTTGATATCAGAGGGGAAGGTGGCTATGTCATGGTGTCCCCATCAGATCATTACATGTTTGAAAGCGCTGACGGTATCGAGCCAAGCGACATGGATGATCTACCGATGCTGAACTCACAAGACATGAATGTCATCTATGACTTCAACAGCACAGGTAAGACAGGCTCAGAATTAAAAACGCCGCTATCGACAGAGGGTGTTGGCAATGGAATGAGGAATGACACACTGGCAAGGCTGGTGGGCAAGTGGATACTCGAAGGTTGGGGCATGAGAGAGGTGCTGATCAAAGCATTGGATTGGAATCAAAGCAACAACCCACCCATGAGCGTGCAAGAAGTATTGCAGACTGTTAATAGTATTTGCACCGGGCACTTGAAAAGAAACCCTGAAGACGATCCCGGCATCTTGCAATGGAAGACCAGTCAATGGCAGATACAATTATCGGATGAACTCAAAGAGATCATGGATCAAGAAGATCCTATCGAACAACAAAAGAAAGAAGAGAAACCTGAACGCGATCCTTTGGGTCTCAAAGTATTTTCAGATCCTTTTTGGGATGGCATGGACTCAGAGCGCATCGAACAGTTTTGGGGTGATGCATTTATCTTTGAACAATCAAGGGTCTTGCTGTTGGGTAAACCAAAGATTGGTAAGTCTCATTGGTTGGGTGCGTTTGCTGCAGCAGCTACGACAGGCACAGAGTTTATGGGCAAACAATTTAGCAGGCCTATAAAGGTTATGTGGTTACAGGCTGAGATCATCAGTGAGTTTTTAAAGAAAAGGATTGACATGTATTACCAACCTTTTATGCATGACCGGGAGTTGCTTGAGCTAGGCAGATCAAACCTCATAGCTTCTGGAAGATTAAGAAAGAACATCATGAGAGACAAGGACATCGATGAGATAGCCACGAGTATTGACTATCACAAACCTGACTTAGTTATGATTGATCCTATTATTAATTTCTTTAGTGGTGAAGAGAACTCTAACTCAGAGATACACGAGATGCTGTCAAGGGTAGACAGACTCATAGAACTCTTTGGTGTAGCTGTCATCATTGCTCATCACACTGGCAAAGAAAGAGCAGACGATCTGTCGTTCATGTCAGCTCGTGGTGGTAGTGCCTTTGCTGGGTGGATGGACTCAGGTGTCAAGCTGGGAGGCAAGAAACCTAACATCGATATCTTCTATGAGGCAAGGAACGCAATGGAACCAACGCAACATCTTTCATACTTTGATTATGATCGTGGCTTCTTTAGGATGGTTGATGCATCTGACTCACCGGATGAGGTAGAGATAGCGCGAGTGGTAGCAGCTGGTATGGATAGGCGCAAGTTTTATACAAGACAAGAGCTAGAACTTCTAGCAAGACAAGCATTGAAGGACAGCGAGATGGCCTCAGGCGAGAGAGCCGCAAGGTACGCAGTGTCTCATGTGCAAAAATATTTAGCAGAGAGAGTCAAGTCTCATACTGTTCCTGGAAAGAACGCATGGTATTACTTGGCAGACAATGAGATGAAGAAGCCTTGGGAAGACGATGGATAACTTAGATTCAATAACAGATCCAATTGAAGAGGTCTTGCATATGATGGTCAAACATCAGTTGGCAGTGGTTGCTGATAAGAAGCTTGACTTAGCTCGCACGATTCTAAGGTTGCAAAGACAACTCACAAGAACAAAAGAAACAAATAAAAACTTTCATGAGCAATGGATGTATTTGCACAACACACACGAAGATATAGTGGGAGAAGTGGAGAGAGTTTATGGAATCTAACCCTTACAAAATAGACGGCCCAGCACTCATTAGTTTTAGTGGTGGCAGAACCTCCGGGTTCATGCTATGGAATATTATTCAAGCGCATGGTGGCACACTGCCTGATGATATCTATGTGACCTTTGCCAACACAGGCAAGGAAGCCCCGGAGACATTGGACTTTGTGCATGAGATAGGTGAGAAGTGGGGCGTCAAGATACATTGGCTTGAGCTTTACTTCGGTGAAGAGCGTCCTGTCTATCGAACCAAAGAAGTTACATACGAAACAGCGAGCAGAAATGGTGAGCCTTTTGAAGCTTTAATTGACAGAAGAAAATACTTACCCAATCCTGTGGCCAGGTTCTGCACAAGCGAACTCAAGGTCAAGGTCATGTCAAGGTTTATGCGCAAGCTTAGAGGACACAAGACTTGGTATAACGTCATAGGCCTTAGATACGATGAACCTCGAAGAGTCTCAAGCGCTATGAATCAGAACAACCCATGGTCAAATGTCTTGCCTATGTATCATGCCAAGCACGATGTGAAACATGTAACGGATTTCTGGGAGAAACAAAACTTTGATCTGAACCTAACAAACTTCTCAGGTAAAACTTTGGCAGGCAACTGTGACCTATGCTTTCTTAAAGGCAAGGACACCAAGATTAAACTGCTACAAGAAAGACCTGAGATGGCTGACTGGTGGATTAAACAAGAGCAGAAGTTTGGTAAAGATTCTGGAGCTACCTTTAGGAAGGACAGCGACAACTACATCAAGCTTCTAGATATAAGCAAGCAACCAAACTATAAGGAGCAAGATATGTTTGATGAACAGATGACTTGTTTTTGTCATGATTAAACTAGACAAGCCAGCACTAAAAGAATCAATGGCTGATACGTTCATGGGCACAGCAATCAATCTACCCTTGGTGTGGTTGGTGCTGACAATCTGCTTGATGTTCACGCAAAACGCATTGATCATCTCATTGGCACAAGCCGGGGTGTTAACAGTGGTGGCAATCATCAGAAGGTATTGCACAAGAATGTATTTTAAAAGGAAGGAGGAAAGATGATTAAGATATTAGATATCTGTTCAGGGATAGGAGGATTCAGCTTGGGACTAGAAGCGACTGGTGGTTTTGACACCGTTGCTTTTTGTGAGTTCGATGACTTCTGTTGTAAAGTATTAAATAAACATTGGCCAAACGTACCAATATATAAAGATCTAAAGGAGATAGGAAATGACCCAGAAAGAATTATTCAAGAATTTGACCTCATCTGCGGAGGCATCCCCTGCCAACCGTTCAGTCTTGCAGGCAAGCAAAAAGGCAAGGAAGATGACAGACACCTCTGGCCGTACATGTATGAAATTGTTAAATCAAAGAAACCCACTTGGGTCATTGTCGAAAACGTTGGTGGCTTCGTCAATGTGGCACTCGACGATGTCT